ATGGCAGAATATTCTTTGATGGATGGAACTAAGGTTGAAATTTCAGCTTTAGAGATTGGCGGTTTGGTTACCTTAGAAGGCGAACCGGCACCAGTTGGAGATCACGAATTAATGGATGGAACAGAAATCACTTTGGATGAAAATGGTAAGATTACCGCAATCGAAACTAAAGTTGTTGAGGCAAGTCCAGAGGTTGATGTAGAGGCTGGTTACGATAAGAAGAAAGAGGAAGAAATGGCTGAGGCATTCAATGCAAAGATTGCTGAGTTAATCGAAGCAAATGATGCAAAGATTGCTGAACTTGAAAACAAGGTAAAGCAGGGATTTGCTCAGGTAGCTGAATTGATTGAAGCAATTTCAAGCACTCCGACTGAGGATCCAATCAAGAAGCCAAGTAGCTTCACAGAATTTGTGAACACAAAAAGCATAAAAGAACAAAGAATAGACAAGTATAGACAAGCAATTTTAAACAATAAAAATTAAAAAACGATGGCATTTAACGTAGACGCATTAGCCGCTTATACCGAGCAAAACGAAGCCTTATTGGTAACTGATTCCGTATTGGGCGCAAAAACTGCCGCTTTGATTAAAAGCGCAGGAAACGTAATGATTGGCGTGAAAAGCGCAGAAACAATCAATATCATGGACACAGACGCAATATTCCAAGCTGGTGGTAGCTGCGGATTTACTGCATCTGGTTCAACAACTTTCACTCAGAGAACTGTGACTGTTGGTAAAATCAAAGTAAACGAGGCACTTTGTCCAAAAGACTTAGAGGCTAAATATTTACAGAAGGCTTTACCTACTGGTTCAATGTATGATAGCATTCCTTTCGAGCAAGAATTTGCTGATAAAAAAGCAAAAACAATCGCTTCTCAGTTGGAAACTTCACTTTGGCAAGGAGATACTACTTCAGTAAACGTAAACCTTAACAAGTTTGATGGTTTAGTGAAGTTGATCGGTGCTGCTTCTGGCGTTGTTGCTGCAAATGCTTCAACTTACATTTCTGGCGCACCTTTATCTTCAATTACTGCTGCGAATGTAATCAGCATTTTTGATGGTGTTTATGCTGCAATTCCTGCACAAGTAGTTGCTGCTGATGATATGACTATCTTCTGCGGTCAGGATCTTTTCAGAACTTACACAATCGCATTAAAGAACGCAAACCAGTTCCATTACTCAATTGATGTAAAAGCTGATAGCGAGTTTGTTTTACCCGGTACAATGATCAAAGTGATCGCAGTAGCTGGATTGAACGGAACTAACAAAGTTTATGCAATGCGTTTGAGCAACCTATTCTTAGGAACTGACTTGCTAAACGAAGAAGATAAATTTGAAATCTTCTACGCAAAGGAAGCAGATCAGGTTCGCTTTGTATCTGAGTTCAAAATGGGCGTAAACGTAGCTTTCCCAGACGAAATCGTTAAGTTTATCTTAGCATAATAATGGGGGGTAAAACCCCCGTATTTTTTAAATAATTAAATAAGAAAGATATGGCGTGTGCATTAACACAAGGGTATAGCTTAGACTGCAGAGATAGCCTCGGAGGCATTGTCGAAGTATATTTCACAGAAGCCGCAAACGTAACCGCAACAACCGAAGCAAGTGGTGTAATAACTGCTTTGACTAAGGCTGCTGGAAAGCGTTTTTGGAAATATGCTTTAGTAAAAGATACTTCGATGTTTAACCAAACGATGACTGCTTCTGTTGCAAACGGAACTGTTTTCTATGGTCAGGAATTGCAGATCATTTTAAACAAGCTACAAACTAACACAAGAAATGAGTTGCTTTTATTAGCGCAGAATTCTTTAGTTGCGGTCGCAAAAGATAGTAACGGAATATATTGGTACCTTGGTAAAACAAGAGGAATTGACATGACTGCAAATGCAGCTTCAACCGGAACTGCTCAGGGCGACAGAAGTGGATTTACTTTGACTTTTACTGGATCAGAACCAGCATTAGCGCCAAGTGTACTTGGAACTGTTGCATCTGCTTTAGAAACTCCAGGATCTTAATTTTTCATAGTAGTGTTTAGGTTAACCGCTGATCGTAATGGTCAGCGGTTTTTTTATTTTGTAAAATTTACATCACTTTGCTATTTAGTGATATATGATCAGGTTAACCAAGGGACAAACACAAATAGTTATATTGACATTGACTGAAAAGCAGTTATTGACTAACCCGAATTATTTATTTGTATTCACGAATCGAAGCGCAAATACAGAGATTAAATTTGTGAGGTTAAACAATACGGATCTAAGCCAGTACAAGGATAGGTACAATGAGTTCAGCTTTGTTACAAATACCAATTTTTCGACTGCATTAAATGGTCAGTATGATTACGTTGTTTATGAGCAAACAAGCACAAGCAATTTAAATCCTGCTGGATTAAATGCTTTGGAATCAGGAATTATGGAATTAGTTGGAACTCCTTTTGAGTTCACAGAATACAATACAACAGACACTTACAAAATAAGACAATAATGGATCTAAGAGTAGTGACATTTGCGGAGGCAAGGCAACCAGAATTTAAGGAAAAGAAAGGCGAAGGATATATTCAGTACGGAGATCGCAACGATTACCCGAATTATTTAGTTGATCTTTTTAATAAGTCTGCAAAGCATAATGCGATCATTAAAAGCAAGGTGCATTATATTTCAGCAAATGGCTGGAAAGGTAGCGAATCGGCAGAGCAATTCATTGAGAAAGTCAATCGGATGGAAAGCCTTAACGATCTGACAAGAAAAGTTTCTTTGGATGCGGAATTATTTGGCGGTTATTATTTAGAGATTATCTTTTCAGCTACCGGATTGCTTTCTGAAATCTGGCATTGCGATTATACTAAGATCAGGACCAATAAAGACAATACACAATTTTGGTACAAAGAGGAATGGAATGATCGCATGGAAAAAGCGCAAGTTTACCCAGCGTTTAATCCGGCTAATCCATTCGGAAAACAAATCCTTTATGTTAAGGAATACAGACCGAATATGGGTTTTTATTCTTTGCCTGGTTACTTCGGTGCGCTTAATTACATCGAATCAGATATTGAAATTTCTAAGCACGTTTTGGGTAATGCTCAGACTGGATTCTCTGCAAGTAAACTAATCACGTTACCAAACGGAGAGCCTTCGGATGAGGAGAAAAGAAACATTGAAAAGCGGTTTACAAACAGATTTTCGGGATCCGATGGCAAAAAGTTTATTTTAGCTTTCGTAAATGATAGCGCGAGAAAGCCAATCGTTGATGATTTGGGAACTTCGGATATTACAAAGGAGGATTTTGGCAGAGTAGATTCATTGATTCAGACTAATATATTCAGCGGTCATCAGATCACAACTCCTTCCATTTTCGGTATTGCTGAAGCTGGAAAGCTGGGTTCACGTTCAGAGATGCGAGATGGTTACGAGATTTTCAAAAATACTTATGTAAATAGTAAGCAGATGCACTTAGAAAGTGTATTCAATATGTTGGCTAAGTACAAAGGAATTGCAGAACCTGAGTTGAGTATCATCCCGACTGAGCCTATCGGTTTTGAGTTTACAGAAAACTTGCTTAAAGAAATCGCACCTAAAGAGTGGTTATTGGAGAAGGCTGGAATTGATATTACAAAATACCAGCAAGTAAATCAACAAGCGCAATTTGCAGACGATTTCAGCGCATTTTTTGAGTTCGGCGAAGCAAAGGAAAAGTTTCATGTTTGGAAGCAAAAGGAAAGGTTTAATGATGATTTAGAGCATCAAATGTTTGCAGAGGTTAGCCAATTACAAGCCAATGTTCTGGACTTGATGTCAAAGGATAAGCGGATTACTGCTGATGTTTTGGCAACAACTTTAGATCAGAGTGTTGATACTATTAATTTAGTAATCAAATCGCTTGTTGAAAACGGATACGTTCAAGTAAATGAATATGCAATCGGAGAGGGCATTGATGAAAACATTATCACAGAGCATATCTTAACAGAGCCTTTAGGCGATATTCTGGTAAAAATTCAGCCGCAGACTAAAGAGATTTTAATTCGTTATTCCTACGAGTGGAAAGCAGGATTTAACAATACGGATAAGAAAACAAGCAGACCATTTTGTGTGGCTTTGTTAGAAGCTGGAAAGATGTATTCACGTTCCGAGATCGAAGGACTTAGCGCGAGATTAGGATATTCAGTTTGGGATCGCAGGGGTGGTTGGTACACAGAGCCAGGAACTAATGAACATAGTCCGAGTTGCAGACACAAATGGGTTTCTAATATAGTTACAAGAAAATGAGCAAGAACACATTATTTATTTCCGTTCAATCAATCAAAGATCGAACCGGGTTACATGCAAACGTAGATGAGAAATTGGTTCTGCCTGAAATCAAGACTGCGCAGGACATGTATATTTTACCGGCATTGGGTTCGGCATTATACAACGAGTTGCAGACTGCGGTTGATACTGCGACATATACCCAGTTGCAGACAACTTTGCTTGATGACTACATTGTCGATTGCTTGATTTATTTCGTGATGTCGGAATTACCTCAGGGTTTATCTTTTCAGTTTTACAATAAAGGACTTTTAAGAAAGACTGGCGAGAATCAGGAATCTCCTTCAATGCAGGATATGATAGATGTGGCGAATAGATATAAAGCGAGAGCCGAGTTCTATAAGCAGAGATTGATTAAATACCTAAAGCAGAACAATGCTTTATATCCTAATTATTTGAATTTTGGTTCCGGCATTGATTCGATCAAACCAGATAACGAAGGTTACACAGTTAGCATGTATCTGGGCGATGCTTGTTGCAATGATGACTATACGGATGATGGTAAGCGGCGCAAAACTTTTGAGGAAAGATATCAAGGGAATATAGGATGTTGTTAAATGAGCAAGGAAGTAAATTTCAAAAATCAAAATAAGCTGAAAGTTTATTTAGAAAAATCAAAGAAAAATGACATTAAATCAGATTGTAAAAGAACTGACCAAGCTGGGAAACGATCACGAGCAAATTAATTTTGTTTACTTTGGCGATGTATGGGAGAGGTTGAGCAATGGCGAGGTAACTTACCCGGCTATGTTTTTTACTTTGACTGGTGCAACAGTAGGAGCAAAGGAAATCGGTTATTCGTTTAGTCTTTACTTTATGGATCGGATGCTGATGGAAGAAACAAACGAAACGGAGGTTTTATCGGACATGACGCAAGTGGCTGGAGATATAGTTGCGCAGTTGCGATATCCAGAGGATTATTCAATCGTAACCTGGACGCCTTCGCAAAGTATGCCGCTTAGTTTTTTTACTGAAAGCGATCCCGATTTATTAGCCGGTGTAAAGTTAGATACTACCTTAACTGTGCCGTTCTTAAATGATAGATGTCAAGTACCTTCAAATTATCAATTTTAAATGGAATCGAAAAAAATAAACCAATTAGCAACGGAGTTATCTCCTGCGCTGGATGACTTGACAATAATAGGGGATCCGACAACTGGGATAAGTAGAAAGATTACCCTATCTCAGATGGCTTCTCTATTTACTGGTACTGTTGAGGAATATGCCAGTCTTGCAGCTTTCCCTTTAGTAGGTACTGCTGATACTATTTACATCGCTTTAGATACCAACGTATTGTATCGCTGGAATGGTAGTGCCTATGTGGAATTATCGCCAAACATTGTATCCTCTTTGGAGTTTAATGATGCCAATGGGTTTGATGGTACGATTACTTTAGTTGGTTCGGTTGCAACTCTGACAATTACAACTGCTTTGACTTTGGGATCCCTGCCATTTATCGGTGCTTCGGGTGCTTTAACTCAGGACAATAATAATCTGTTTTATGATGATACGAACAATAGATTAGGAATAGGAACCAATGCGCCTACAACTCCGCTTGATGTTTTCGGTTCTGGGATTATCGCAAGGATAAACGGAACTTCCACAAATAACGCATTTTTAGGATTCGCAAGTGCAGGAACAAATAAATGGTCGGTTGGTAATGTTCAGTCAGATCACAGATTTAGAATTTTCAGCGAGGCAAATTCTGCGGAATTAATTTCCGTACTGCAAACTGGAGAGTTTGGAATCGGGATTGCAAATCCAACTACAAAGCTACATTTAGATGGCGGCGCAACTGCGCTGATTGCGAATTTAGACGCAAATGTATCTGTTGCAAAAAGTATTTCATTTCGTTCAGATAATAGCAATCGTATAAACTTAGAGGTTTCAGGAACAGAATCAGGATCCAATGCTGGTGCTAATTTCTTTATCCGAAGATACTCAGATGCAGGGGCATTAATTGATACGCCTTTAACAATTACCAGATCAACCGGATTAATAACTTTAGCGACTGCTTTAGCTGGTACAAGTGCGTCATTTAGTTCGACTGCAACTGCATCAGCTTTCATTCCAAGCGGTGCATCAATTCCGACAAATGGAATGTATTTATCGGCTGCAAATACGTTGGATTTTGCAACTAATTCAACTAATCGGTTGAGTATAAGTTCCACAGGAGCAGCTACGTTTACAGGGACAACTGGTGATAGATTAACTTTATATAATAGTGGAAACAATAGTGTAATTAATGGTTTAAAAATTGATTCGGATATATATCCTGGCATTACATTTAATGCAAGGTCATCAACAGGGGGTGGTATTATTGGAGGTGGTAAAATTGTATATAATTCCGTTGCCACAGGATATGGTGCAGCATCATTAGGTGGTGCTATATTATTACAAGCTGATAATGCAATGCAATTTAGTACAGGTGGAGATAATGTTAGGTTAACCATAGCATCAGGTGGTAACGTAATTGTTGGTGGTACAACTGCTGGGACTGTTTTAAGTACATCAATAACAGTAAATAATGCAACTGCTGCTAATTTTGCTGGATTTATACCAATGACTGCAAATACAGAAAGAGGCTATTTTGCAGGTTCAAGTGCAGGTCTTGAGATAGGAGTAGCTGGTTCAGGAACTTTTATTATTTATACAGGTCCTTCTGAACGTATGCGTATTGCATCCAACGGAGGTGTACAATCAACTCCTGCAGTAGGAAGTAATGCTTTTATTGCAAGTGTTTCTGGTTCGTCAATAGCTTATTTAACATCACTTGCATCAACAAGTGACTTTAGTGGATATTGGCAAGTTGCTGGTAATTTTGCAGGTTCTATCTCGCACCCTACGAACACATCAACCAATTATAATACAACATCAGATTATAGATTAAAAGAAAATATTAAACCATTAACTGATGGGTTAGAAGCTATTTTAAAATTAAAACCAGTAACTGGAAATTACATAAATGATGAAACCAAGACAAATATGCCAATGTTTTTGGCGCATGAAGTTGAAGAAGTAATTCCAATCGCAGTAACTGGGCAAAAGGATGCAATGAAAATTAATAAAGAAACTGGAATAGAGGAGATGGATATTCAGCAACTTGATGCTGCAAAACTAATTCCGCACATGGTTAAAGCTATTCAAGAACAACAAGCACAAATAGAAGAATTAAAAGCATTAATTAACTAATCATGAAACAAATTCAACCAATCTCCATCTGGGATAAAGGACAAAACAAACAAGCCCACATATTACATGCTTTTGCAACAGATGTAACTTTAGGGATTTCTGCCACATTTTACTACACGATTTCCAATGAAACAGAGCAGTTAGCATCTGGTAATTTAACGCTTAAAGGCGATGATTATCAGCTATGGGATTCGGATGTATTTGCTTGGGATTGGATAGCCGAGCAGTTAAATTTGACTATTGTAGGAGATTATGTTCCGCCAGTAGTTGAGGATGTTATGACACAAACACAACCCAATAATTAACTATATTTGACAAAAAAACAACCCTATGAAAACTGAAAAAGAAACAACACCAGAAGTACAAGATGATGTACAAAAAAAAACAACACAAGAACCACAAATGTTAAAAGTAGAATTGACAGTGATTGAATGGAATGCGATTTACTCAGTAATTGAAAAATCAACATCGCCTTATATCCAAGTCAATACAATTTTAAATGAATTAGACAAGCAGTTAAAACCTCAAATTAAAGATGACAAATAATAACGCCGATTTGGCGACCATAGTAAGTGTATCAGGTGCAGTATTATCTATTGCAAATGTACAACCAATAGTAACTTTAATAGCTTCTCTGGTCGCTATAATTAGTGGAGTATTTGCCATTAGGTATTACATCAAAGCAACTAATAAAATCAAATGATTAAGAACGGAATAATATTTATTTTGGTTTTAGTGTGTTTGTTTTTGTTTGAACTTAGGATTCCAACAAGGACAGTTACTAAAACTAAAATAGATACCGTTTTTACTGTGAAAACTTTCACAAAGCATACCAAAGGAGATAGAATACCTTTTAAAGTTTTAGACACGATTTTCACTAATACCTC